CACAAATCGTTTCCGATTGTGACGATGTGGTCGTATCCCATCCAGTACGCGATGTCCAAAGTGCTGAACGTGACAATGCAATTCGGACGTTCACAACCGACATTCTCCCCGATGAAGTCCGGATTGTCGTAAATCCAATTCCAGAAATCAGCAGTGGGAACCATAGGGGCGCAGTGATAAACCGTCGCACCCTGCTTGATCGCCTTGTCGCGAGTCTCAGGACATGAAATCAAGTTCATAACTACTATGTCGCCAACACCTACTCTGTCGAGCATGTCGCCACATTCGGGTTGGCACTCTGTGGTTACGGTGAACAATTCTTTCACGCCCATTTTTCGCAAAGTTATCAAGGCTCTGTCGGTTGCAATGATGTCCCATCCCAAGGCGGCGAGAATGCGTATGGCTTCGGCGTTATGTTCCAAAGACGGACCAGCGCCGCAAACCAGACACGGCCCCGACTTTGTGTTGTAAAGGTCTGAGACAAACGGGAGTTTGTGTTTCATCGCCTCGGTGACGTTGTGTGACCACAAAGGCCGATAGATGGAATCAAGTTGACTGTTATTCTGAACTTGTTCCATCACATCGTCTTCGGTTAAACCCCATGTCTCAATCCGTTGCCATTTACGCCAGTCTCGCATGTCGCTTCGTTATGGGTTGGGGATAATCAGCACGCCCGAAATTTGCCCCAAGTTTTCGTAGCCATACGTCGAGAAGTTGGAAACGACGCTGGCTTCGGAAGCGTTGAGGATGATGACCTTTGTTGCCGTCAACTGCATCGACAGCGTACTGAAGTTGGAAGCGCCGAACAGCGCGGCCCCGCCGATTGAAGACGCGGTAGACGCGGCCACACCGATCCATCCGGCCAGACCCGCGCCCGCGCCCGTGTTGTCGGAATACGTCAGTGCTATTTCGCCCGCTGTCTGTACGAAACAGTAGTAGGCGACGGCGCAACCAGACGAAGCGTTGCACACGCCGATGACGAGCCGATCCGTGAGATAACCCGCCGGAGTCGCCGTGCCGACATATTCCGTGGCCGACGCATAGCGGAACACCCACGATTTGACTTTGGGAGCCGCGCCGGAAGCGTGAATCTGCACGAGACGATACACCTTCTGCCCCGTGGTGTATCGGTCGCCCACGGCATAACCCGGAGGCAATTCGGAAATCGACTTATCCAACGGGAACGGAAGTGCCAGAATCTCTGCCATGATGTTTCTCCTTTCACCGTTATGCGGTCAGTCCGGTCGCGACGAATTGACGGCGTCGGTTATTGCAAACAAGCTGGCCCGTCCAGTACAGGTACTTGAACGTGCTGGAATAGCGCGGGTCGCGAAGTTCCGTGTCCCACACCATGTCTTCGTTGTCGGAGACATAGAGCCACAGATACTTGCTGTTCAGCATCCACAGGTAGCCATCCGGACAGGCTTTGTCTACCATGATGGGAATGCCGTTAAAATCGATGGTTTTGCCTCTGAAACCCATCTTGTTGAATTCCTCGACGCCAAGACGCTGGCGCGAGTCCGCAACCGCCCACACCTGATTGTAAACGGCCTGAGTGGTCACGACGCAGTCGGGGGCATCAATACCGTCCGAAACACTTCCCATAAACTGCTGGAGAAGCGGCATGGTGACGCCCAATGCGCCGTAAGCCGTGGTGTCACGCCCGTTGTCCCATTCGGTTTCCACGGAAGCATCAATGCCGCCGCAGGTTGTCGCCGTCGCCGATACGAGGTTTCTCAAGCCGACGATGTTGGGTTCCGTGGTGGCCGAACCAAAAATGTCAGTCGTGAGTTTCTTTCGCATCTCGTATGCGGTGTCGTCGTACTTCTCTTTCTTCAGGTCGAGGCGCGCAGCGGGGCCACGATTGCGCTGAAGGTCAGTGCGACTGATGAAGAACTTGCTGCGATAGTGCGCCGCGGGGAACTGAGCCGCCGTAAGCGTTTCTGTTTCCGTGAATGTGCCCGGCTGTTGTCCGAGATAGGACTCAGCGGGGTCGGCAGCGGCGTACTTCACGGGCAGGGCAATGGAGTTGCCGCCCCTGTAGAAATGTTTCTTGCTGTTGAGCCAGTACAGAAACGGTGTGGAATTGCGAATCAGGTTGCCAACGGTTGATTCCCATTGAGCGTCCGTCACCGTCTTCCGCGTATTCAGCGGCGTGTTCAAATTTGCCGGAGGAAAACTCATTGTGGTTTAGTCCTTTCGCTAAAGTTGTCCGTTGATGCGAAGTTGCTCCAACTCGTATTCGTGTACCTCGTTGAGGTTTTTAAACTTCATCGGGGTCACGATTGGAGTTGTACCGCCCGACGCGGACATGGAACTTCGGTTCCCGCCAGAGCGTGTCGTTCCTGTTGCTTCTTGCAATTCGACAGACGCCTGAGTCCGAGCCACCTTGATGAGGTACTCAACCTGTTTCGGATTCGCGCCGGCCATGATCTGAGGGTCGTTGAGGTCAACGCCCATGTTGTCGAAGAATGCTTTCATGCCGACTGCCAGTTGCGGGTTTTCGGAAATCGCCTTGTTGATGGTGTCCGAATTCGACTTGGCGACCGTGAACATTTGATTCTGCGATTCTTTTTGCTGGTTGCGTTTGTCGTCCGCAATCTTCTGTTCCGCCTGCCATGTGGCCTGATCCAACTGAGCAATCGCAGTTTCTTCGGAAATCTGTCCCTCGTTCACGCGCTGTTGAAGTCGTGCGCGAAGGGGTTCCACCATTGCCGTGACAGGGTCAACCTCTTGGGGCTTCTGAGTGTCAATCATCTTTCTTACGAGATTGTTAAGCTCATCTACCTTGCGGTTTGCTTCCTCAGCGGCCTTCCAACCCTTGTCCTTGATACTTGAAAGTTCGGCATTCGTAAGGGTTACGACTTCCGATTCCGGTGTCGTGGTTTCTTCGACGGGCGTTGTTTCTTCCGTCTCCGGCTCCGCGTTCGTAACGTCACTCAGGTTGCCGGTTTCCAACTCATCGTTTGTCACGATGTCGGCGATGTCCGGCGTGTCCGCTGTTGTTTCTCCCGCAAATTGTGTCCCTGTTGTCATGTTCAAGTCCTTTGCGCCGACTCAGTTAGTTGCGGCTACCGCCATTGGGCGACCCACTCTTTGACTGACTACCGGCTGGTTTATTCACCCGCGCTTGAAGCGCAGTGGTGGCAAGTTGATAATCCCCGCGAAGTTTCGTGTCCTGAAGTTTTCCATGCTGTCGTTCATGTTCGCGGATATGTGTTGATGCAAGCTGTTTATCCTGTTTCACCAAGTCGTATTCGTTCTTGATAATTCCGGCCTTGCTGGAGGTCTGCATGTCCTGAATAGCCATGTCTTTCTTATGCATTTCCATTCCAGCCGACTGCATCTGCTGTTGCATTTGCTGAATCTGCTGTTGCATTTGTTCTATCATCTGTTTTGCCTTCTCAAGTTCACCCGCCGAACGGATTATCTTTGCTTTGTTGTCAATAGGAGCAAACTCCAGAAGCGTTTCTATTGGAAGTCTGTCTGCAATCGTCATCAGGAAATTGAATTGCGCGTTCTTGTCCATAGGTATTTCATTGTCTTGCCCGATAAATCCTTTGGTGTCTTCAATCACGCTGTAAAGCGATATAGGCATCTTATAGGATGTTCGGAAGTTTTCCCCATAACGCACCGTGTCGCCCGCGTGAACGGTCGCGAGAAGCATCTGACCAAATAAATGCGCCAACGGCATGAGGAATGTTTTGAAGTTCTCGATGTATGGATTCGCGGCCCGCACACTTGACTGATCAAGTGCCATAATAGCTTTGCCAGATTCAATACCGGTAGGTCTACGGCCACTTGACGCTTCGTGGATTGAAGAGACATCGTCGCCGACACGACTCAAAAGTGAGAATAGATTTATCGCTTCAACGGAAACGCCCTGCGCCTGTAGATATTGGATACTTCTCACATCATCGACGGGAATTTTCTCAGAGTTCTTGGAAAACAAATTCGGGTTCTCAATCGAATCCCGTTTGTAAATCATCTTGGCGATACCGCATTCTCGGACATTCGTGATGCCGATATTCAGAATCTGGTCGGCAATCATTTCAATGGCCTGAATATTCGCCGACACAGATAGTCCGCGCATCTCGGTTGCCGGATGCGGAATGAATTTGAACAACGGCCAGTTGTCGAACTCATATCCGTAATCGTCAAGAACAAGAACGCCTGTATCTCCTGTCGGTTGCCCACAGATGAATGTGACTACGCGCCCGTGTGGGAATATCTTCTTGCCATCTTTGTCGCGTCTTTTATCCTTGATGTATCCTTCGATGACGTAACACTGTGGCGACCGATACTTTGCGTTGTCCGACTTCATATCGCGCCACGAATAGCCGTCTTTCAGTCCAGAGATAAGGCCATCGGCTACAACCGAACCGCGTGTGAGGTTGTATTCAATCTCAATGTCGCGCGTGGACATTGGTTTTATCTGCCAAAGGTAACGACGCTGTTCCGGTGTCTGTGCATCGGGGTCGTCAAACACGCACTCAAGTGGGACGTTCTCATAAATAATGTCGTCGTCTTCGATGCGGAGTTTCGCCCATGCTTCTGACTGAACAAGTCCCCACTGTTTTGTGATAAGCGTCTTCGTGTAAAGAGAATGCGTTTCCCACCAGTAGTCAGTTATGCGGTCGAGGGTGTTGTTCCAAAACCCGTCGAAGGTTTCTTCCTGTATGGCGTTATTCATCCACTCAGGGATAACGCCTATCTGCATCAGTGTTGCCACGCGTTGTTCGGCGTCTTCTCTGAACACGGGGTCGATGTAAATCCTCTGCATCTGTTCGGAGATGATGCAAATCAGAATCCAAATCTTTGTTGCCGTCATAGCGGAACTGAAAGATATGTCGCCGTTTGCCACCTGCCGGACTGTTTCAAGCGCGCCGATGGTACGGACGTTCTCAAAGACTTCCCAAAGTCGTTTAGCTTCTTGATTGCGTTGCTGATATGCGTCACGGCAATACTCAAAATTCGCTGTGAGCCAGCGGTGAAATTCATAGTCCGTCGAGGCGTGTTTCTTTCCTCCGACTTTGAAGTCTTCAATCGTGAGATTTTCTTCACGCTCAATAGACGTTTGCAATGGTTACACCAGTCGCACGGTGAAATGATCGCGTCCCTGAAACGGGTTCCACTTCAAATCAAATCCCAAATCTTTCATCCATCCAATCTCAAAAATCGCTTCCGTTCCCGCCTCAACCACAAATTTTCTGTTGAAGGGAATGCCAGGCGCCAGTGAGTGAATCGCGTCAAGCAATTCCATCGGGGGAAGGTGTTTGTTTATTAAGAACTTGGCCGCATGTGTGCCTAGAACTGCGACAAGTTCAAGTGGTGCAGGTTCTTTCGGAGGGACAACAACAGGAATTTCAACAGGTACTTGTTTCGGTTGCGGTGTTTCTACTAATTTCTTTCCCATTCCGCCACCTTTTAAAATCGACATTTTATTACAAGGTATAACAACTATACCAAGTATACCATAAATCAACATGGCAATGTCAAGTGGCAACTGAAAATATTTTATTTGTCGGTTTTTGAACTAAGGAAGTATTTATACCATCGGGGGAACTGCGTAAAATCCTGTCTGCGGGTCGAAGTCGCCTTCTTTCATGGCGATCAATCGGCGCATCTCATCAATCGCGCCGCCGAGTTTCACTTCACTTTCAGTTTTAAACGTCGCAATAGGTATCCACCGTTTCGTGTGTGCCGCAAATGCAATGGCAAGAGACATCACACGGTCATCAAAACAACCACTCTGAGCCTCAGGACGGCCCTTTTCGTCAATTAGGAAGGTATCACATTCATTGAGGGTTTCTTCATCAAATAGAAGCAAATCCTTTTCCTTTAATCCGCGGGCGAGTTCATCCAGAATAGGCATACGCATCTTCGGGGACATGTTTATCCCGTACACCGGATACTTCGGGGTCTTCGTCACGTCGAATATGGCCTTCTCTGTCACGGCAGGGTCTTCCATCAACCGCGACTCACCTTTAATCTTCGCGTGATCAATGACTGTGTGCCCGTGGTTGTTCGACTCTATGACCATCCATGCCTTGTTGTACCATTCAGAAACGGCATAAGATACCCAACCGAGTAGGTAAGGTTCAATGTGTCCCGCGAATATCCCCACCTGCTCACAGACTTCCTTGTAGTCCTTCATGCCGCGTTTCAATATCTGAATCACGGATCGGTCGGATTCCTTCATGTAGTCGTCAACCAACTTCCCACCGGCAGAGTCCACGCCGATGACGTATCCCACACCGTCCACGGGCAATTCCTTCACAAGAAACCGACCCGTACTGTTCATGACTATCTTACACCCGCACACGAGACCCAGGTCGTCATATTCATATTCCGGTTCCCACCGCGTGGTTTTCTTCTTTGTCTGTTCGGCAAGGGTCCAATGGTCGGCCATGCTGAACCAGAAGAACTTCCGTCCACCGCCGAGGAACCCTTCCTTTTCATCCGCCGGATACATCCATTTGAAAGTATCGACGCGCCCCTGGCAGTCTTCGTCTATCTTGTGACGCCGCCAGTTCATCTGCTCGACGTTGAGATTGAACCGCGACTTCACTTCCTCTTCATCCCCGTAGTCATCCATGAGTTTGCCGAACGTCTCATCGAATGTTTCTCGTTCTTCCTCGTTGATAAACGGCGTGGAATATTCGCTCAGGATATGCCACGGAACAAAAACCTTCTCGTATCCGTCGTTATCCTTTTTCCAGTCCTTATGAAAGTCGCTCTGAAAACCATGTGGCGTAGTGACCTTGAATATCATCGAGGACGGCAACTTCGGTATCACCTGCATGGCCGCGCCGAGGAATGAAGAATAGTCGGGATAAAAAGCGCATTCGTCAAATAGCGCATCTTGCCGTGTCTGACTCAGTGCCGAATCATAGAACCGCGCCGGCACACACATCATCGAACCACCGGCCTTGAACTGAAAACCATCTCTTGAGAAACGACCTTCGGGCCGCAACTGTTGGTCGCTGTACCGCCAGAACCGATTATAAATCCCCGTTATCCACAACGCGCTCTTATCCTTGTTGCTGATAATCATGGCGTTCTTTTCGACGTTCTCTAACTGATCCAAATAGATCAACGCCGTCGCTATCGTGGACGCGCCCCACTGCCGACACTTCAACACCTTTATTCGGATGGGCAACCCTGCCATCTTCATTCGGACGTAGGCTTCCACCACCATGCGTTGCCCTTCATTGATAACGAAAAGAACTATCTCTCCGGACTTCTTTTGTATCTTCAACCGCGCCAACCGTTCGTATATGTCGCCGTCGTTTATCCCACAATATTCCTCGATGGGCGACGCGTCGAACTTCCCTTCCATGAAAGGATTTAACGTCTTCTTTTTGTACGCTGATATTTGTTTGACTTCTGGATTCCGATTGTTGTATTGCAAATCGCAAAGACGTTTATCAAGACGTTCGTTTAAGTGAATGCGTTCTTCATCCGTAAGCGTTCGCAGTGTCTCGACATCTGGGAATATGTCCATTACTTTTTCACTACGCAGTTGCCAACCTCTGAATCAGGGTGCATTATCCACCCGTACTTTGGACACGGCGCGTCGGCATCCTTGAGACAAACTTCATGACACAATTCTTTCGGCTTCATACCCTATCCACCCTGAACACGTCGAAGATTACTTGCCCTTCCATTCCATGAAATCCCGCCCGCGTCGCGTTCAACGGACTCACCGACTGGTAAATCGTATTTGGCGTCGCCGGTTGCCACGGTATCAAATATGCGGGCACGTCCATCCCGTTCACCGTCTGAATAACTTCGCGCCCAGGATACTTTTCTTTCGGACACAAATAATCCCACACTACGTACTTCCGCGAGGTAAACATCATCTTGTCAACAAACTCAAGCGAATGCCTCATGTAGAATAACGTGCAGACACAATGAGATACGTCGTAACCCTCATACAGTCCTATCACTTCTTCAAATTCCCTGCAATCAAATTTCGTGTCAGGATAATCATGCGCCCATTCCAAACAGTCCTTCATAATAATCTTTCGGTTGTTGTCTATGCCGACATACCGAACGTGGTTCTTGATCGTCCTCAAAAGGTTCCCATCCGCGCACCCATACTCTATCACAGAATCATAATCGTCTTTCAATACTTTCTCGTAAATGAATCTGATGTTCTCCCCACGCCAGTTCACTACTTCCTCCGACGCTACGTCGTCCCCGTTGAAGTTGTTCATGAATACCATGATACCACGGAAAAATATGCAAGTCAAGATATGTGGGGGGAGACCCTATAGTATCTAACTCGACTCGCGTTCGGGTTTCGGCCTGGACCTGCGCCCGCGTGTGGCACAATCCGGAAGGTTCCAAGGCCTAGGGGGGGGGAGTGCCTGTCCTTCATTGGCAACTAATTAATGTGTTGTATTTATTCATTTTATCTTTTACATGCACACGATTAGTCGCTCATAATAGTCTAGGCATGACGGCAATCATCGGCCTCGTGACTACTGTACAAAATTCATAATTGTATTTAATGCGTATTTAATGCAAAGCAACTGTGTTGCGGTAGTGGGCAATGATGTCCTATCGACCGATCTGCTGGGGCGCTATGTCCAGTCCCGACGTCGTGAACCGATCTGCTATCCAGGGGCGCTATTTATCCTCTATGGTTATACAACAACGTCGTTTAAGCAATCGGCCATATCAACGTATAGGCTATGCAATAAAAGTGGCTTAGAAACGATTCTACGGGCCTATTAATTTGTCCATATTGTTGTTTCCTTGTCCCAACAACTAACTTTGCCTAACGATTGAGAACTATTGCAACAGCGTAATGGGTTAGCCTCGTTTTTTTTGTTTTTAAATTCTTTTTTTTTAAATACCAGATTTATGTCGATAAGGTCAGACACATACGACACATGCGTATAATATCATACAAATCCCTCTCACGATAATGTCGCATATGTCCGTAATGTCTTACCCTATCGACATAAAACGATCGTTTTAAAAAAAAATATTTTAATTTCATTTTTCTCACTTTGTGTTTCAAAGTCAATTTCATGGTGACAAAACGCAACTACAATCTCTAAGAGAAAAGTCTTTGTTTTTGCCTTTAAAAAAAACCTATGTCTATGAAACACGCCGATATGCTTGCGACGGCATAACGCTTTTCGCTATGAGAACGCATTTTCCATAGCCGAAAAACTTTTTTTTCTAAACCCCTTGACATTCTAATCTTGTGGCTCTATAATAATATGTATAGAGCGGCGGGCGGGAACAGCGCCGGAAAAAACTGAACGGAGACCGAGATCATGAGACGCGCGACGATTTACAAGGTAGTCGAAAACGAAAGTCACACGGCATTCCCGTATAAGGAATTGGCTGATGTAACCCGTCAGGTTCAGAAATTGTCCGAATACGGATTTGCAACGTGCATTTTGAATGTTCCGGATGAAATAGACTGTGAATTCTAAAAAACCCGCTAGAGGGAGGGGCGGAACAAAATGAGAATCGACGGTTTTTATGCTTTATGCGGAAACAACTGCAAAAACGCGCATCAATGCGTTGTGCATCGGTCGAGAATGCAAAACGCCGATAAATTCAGGCCGCATCTTGATTTGAGAAACCTGAATTCATTCTACAAACGCGATCCGCCTGGCAGCGATAAAATGTATGAAATCAACTGCCGTGATTTTGAGCAGGCGAAATAACCGGCGGCGTGAATAGAAACAAAAAAATGGAGAGGTGAAAAATCATGGAAAAAACCATCGGATTGAGATTGGATATTTCGCTAATAGCGAGGAAAACAAAATTACTCAGCATGGCAAACCTCAGAGGGGCAAAACTCAGAGAGGCAGACCTCAGAGAGGCAGACCTCAGCATGGCAGACCTCAGAGGTACAGACCTCAGAGGTACAGACCTCAGCATGGCAAACCTCAGAGGGGCAAAACTCAGAGAGGCAGACCTCAGCATGGCAGACCTCAGAGGTACAGACCTCAGAGAGGCAGACCTCGATTTTTCATGCTGGCCTATATGGTGCGGTTCAAAGGGCGCGAAAGTCGATTGCAAACTCGTCTATCAGTTGCTCGCGCATGTAGCCGTTCTGGATTGCGCCGATTCGGAGTTCTCGGAAATCAAGGAAAAAATCATGCCATACGCAAAAAAATCACATCGGGCCTACGATTTGGGTTTAGATTAACCGGCGGCGTGATCGAAACAAAAAAAATGAGAGGTGAAAGAATGAAACCAAATTTTCAAGAACCCTGGAAAACCACAAACAGCCATTATGTAGATGATTGCTACGAAACCACGTTGTTTCACTCTCCGTATAGCGATGTAGTTGACAGGGCCGTTGCGTGTGTTAATGCTTGTGAAGGGATGGAAAATCCAGCGAATGAAATTGCCAATCTTAAGAAAACGGACAAAAAGTACAGCGCGTTAAGGATGAAAATTTAATCGTTCGAGGCGTCACAATTCGCTACAAACCGCGTAGCAATGCTACAAACTGTGTAGCGAAAACGGCGGAACCGTGATAAAACCATGATGGAGCCATGATAAAGCCATGATGAGTGACGATTTGAAACGGAGTCGAGAAAAAGCCATGATGAGCGACGACGTTAAAAAGTGGACCATAGTCTATAACTGTATTCAGGTCCTGTCCTCGGACGCTCTGGATTATTCCGATAACCGGCAAATCTTGGGCGACGCGCTGTGCCAGATTGCAAAAAACATGATGGAAGTGAAAAGCGGTGAAATAACAGCCCTGCGGGGCGGAAACGAGGGAAAATGAACCGACTGAACATCCGGAACTGTAACCGTCGCTGGCTCGGATTAACCGGAAAAGATGTCGTGAGCCGAGTACCGGGCCTCAGCAACGGCCGCTTGTCACTGTATGAGAGTTTCAAGCTGAACCTGCCCGTTGATGTCGAGACGGCGTTAAAAGCGTTCTACGAGGGCGAGAAGGCTCTTTTAAAGGAACGCTTGGACAAACTTGGGGAAGGCGAAAACCCCGACACCGTGGAGGTGGACAATGGTAGCGCTGACTGAGGAATATCTAAAAGGACGCATTCAACGTCTGGAAACCGACTTGTCGGCGGCCCACGCGGTGACGGACGCGGCCCAGGCGTTTTTTGAGCACCCGACGAAAACCCAGATTGAGGCATTGCGCGTTGCGACGCAGTGGCACCTGAACTACCATGAGGCCCAAGACGCGGCCGACGCGAGCTTGACACCGGCGCCGGAAGCTGATAAAATCTGATCAACAACGGAAGAGACGCCGTTGAGTTTTTCGATTTGTTTGGCCTGTGTAAACGGCATTCGCCTCGGAAACGGGGCGCTTTTTTTTATGTGGCGCTTGACATTCTCCGCACGGTTGTGATATGGTTTGCGGCATGAACCTGCGACCACGGACACAACTATCACTGAAAACAACAGACAATCGGGGCAAGCGTGACGGGCTGTCACCTCGCAGGTTCATCCGTTGCGCTTGTCCTTTTTATTGTCTATAAAGGAATATCATGAACCTAACGACCCCGTATGCCGACCTGATACCGCCGCTGAGACCCGACGAATTATCCCTGCTCGAAGCCTCTATCATCGCCGAGGGTTGCCGCGACCCGCTGATTGTGTGGCGTGGAATTTTAGTTGACGGCCACAACCGGCATGAGATATGCAAGCGCAACGGGATTGCATTCGAGACGCGGGAAATGAAGTTCAAGAATGAAAAGGACGTTCGGATATGGATATTCAACAACCAACTTGGGCGTCGGAACCTTGAACCTCTCCAGAGGGTTGCCATGGCGAAAATGAAAACTGATATTCTCAGGCCGATTGCGAAAGAACAAAAGGGGACACGGACAGACCTAAGTGCCAAAAGGAACTCAGGTTACAAACCAATAGATGTTACTCAGGAGATTGCCGATTTAGCGGGTGTGAGTCGGCACACCGCATCACGCGGTATTCAAGTTCTTGAAAAAGCCACGCCGGAAGAAATAAAAGAAATTGTATCGGGCGAAAATAGGTTCATGATATTCCTTTGTCGATAGCTGGTGTTCACACGGAAATCAAGCGGGAAGAAACGAAAGCGGCGCGCGTCGAAACCTTGTCAAAAACAAACAACCGTTATACGACGCTGTGCAAAGTGATACCATTTGATAATTAGTCCTTCAAATACTTCTGTGACTTTAGCGGTTATCGAAACTATAAAATACCTTTGAAATGGGTTGATAAGAAATTGAAATCATTGGCACAGGTGACTCATGACTGAGCAACCGCCTAAACGCAACCGCGTCATCGAGCCGCCAACGATAATCACCGATACCCGCGAGCAGGACAACCTATTTTCGCGTGGTCGGCGGGAACGTGGCGCGGAATGGACTTGCGACGTGACGGGCGCGCGGTGCGTGTCGGACTGCCTGAGCGAGGGGGATTATTCCGTTCGCGGCGTGTCGGCTTGCTGGTGCGCCGTCGAGAGGAAATCCCTACAGGACTTCATTGGCAGTTTGATTCAGGGGCAGGCGCGATTCATGGCCGAACTCGAACGACTCAAAAATTACCGCTATCCGCTTATCATTGTCGAGGGAAATTTTCAGGAGCTTCGGACGGGCGAGTACCGTTCGGCGGCGGCGCCACAATCCATTACCGGCCTGATGTGCCGTGTCCTACAGGACTACCGGATACCTATTCACCTGAGTGATTCACACGTCGGGGCGCGCGAGTTCTGTTTGCAATTCCTGATGAGGGCGAACCGCATGTATCACGACGCCATGCACGGGGCGAAGCACCGATATGCGTGACGATCCTGACGACATCGACACGGAACATCCGCCCATGAGCGCGTATGAACAGGCGCAACCGCCCGCCGTGGAAATGCGCGACACGGGGCCAACGAAACCACCGCCGAAAACAAACCCACGAACGAGACTTCTGTGCAACCGCACCATAATGGAATTCTGCTATGACGATTTATGCCACATTCTGTTCGGCCACACAATCACAAAATTGATGCTCAGTGACGATGAGGCACAACTAATCCTCGACGAATATGCCCGCGCGAAGGAAACCGAAAAAAAACCCTCGATAATGAAATCCATGTCGGGCCGCAAGCCACTTTACTGGCTCGATCAAGAAACTAACGAATTTCTGTCTAACAACGTGGTTATTTATCACAGCGGCATGTGCCAGTGGTTCCGCTATGATTCGGGCGTGTGGGAAAAAGTCTCGGAGGAATCCATTCAACAGAAAGTTTTTCAGCAGTTGGGCGGGGCGTCCACGTTGAAGGATAGGCGGGAACTGATAGCCAGCGTGAAAATGCACGACGTGGTTTTTAGAGACGACTCAACGAAATTCGACGCGAAGCCGATATTGACATTGAAAAACTGCGCGATAAATCTTGACACGCTCGACGTTGTGCCGTGGTCGCCAGATAATTTATGCACGAAACGCATTCCCATCAATTACGACCCGTATCTATTCCCTGCCTGTGACCGTTGGCTACAGCATGTAGAAAGTACATTAGTCCCTGTCAAAACAGACGAAGAACGCAAAAAACCAGACCCTCTTGAAATGACAAACGCGGATATTCTATGTGAGTGGTTCGGCAATAATTTATTGGTTCACAAGGCAATTTATAGGAAGTCGTTATTCATTGTAGGCCCGACCTCAAGCGGGAAGTCAGTTATCGCCAATGTTCTTATTTCGATGCTCAGCAATAAAAACAAAACGTCCGTGGATTGGGGCGTTCTCGGCACACGTTTCGGGGTTGAAACGATGGGCGAAATGGCCAATATAGCAGGCGACACCACGGGTGAGAATGAAGACGCGGTGATGTTTCTGCGGCTCGTGGACGGTTCCGACGAGGGCGAAGAGGGCGGTGAGATTTGCGTCGATAGCAAATACGAGAAAAAGGTTGATAAGAAAATCTGCACGAAAATGACGTTCTGCTCGAACTTCTTGCCGAAAGCCCACGGCGTTGACGGGCAAGCATTCCTTGAGCGCGTGATACTTTTGCCGA